GTTTTGAAACGAGTTGTGAAATAGCCAAAATTCAGGACTTGATCGAGGAACTAGAATTCGATCCTAGAAACAGGATGTATCTGTTCTGGCCCAAGTATGTAGGTCGTTCTGTGATAGAGGGTGAGTTATTCCTGGCACTCACACTCCATGATGATGGTTTTATAGAGATTGACTTTATAGACCCAAGTGACATAGCAGGTGGTGGTGAAGATGGTATTATTTATCACCCCACAAAACCAACTATGCCATTGTTTTACTTCGTCAAGCAGAATAACCCTAATGGTGATACTACAATAGGCTCCATTCTTGTACCTTCTATCTTTGTAGCTAGATATCCTGATCTATATAAACTGGCAAAAGAGAATCCAGCCTTTGTAGAAGGTCAACTTGAAGATAGTAAGTCCAGCAAAAAGAAGTATAAAGGACTAGGTGGTTTTAAACGCTTTATTATTTCCTGGGACAAGTCTTTCATGACCAAACGTAATGTTTCCCACCTCAGGACTATTCTTGAATGGTTGAATCATTATGAGAACCTCAAGAAGTATGAGATTGACCATAAGAAGTCTGCTGGTTCATATCTGTGGGTAGTCACAATGGATGATCCTAAGACGTTTAGAACTTGGTTATCTTTGACAGATGAGGAGCGTAGAAAGACTGGTATTATGGCGAAAAAGACGCCTGGTGGGATGCTCGTTATGCCTCCAGGTATGAAATTAACATGTGAAAATCCCTCATTACCTACCATTTCTGAATCAGATACAGACATATTTCACATGATTACATCAGGTTTAAATGAGCCTGAGGACGTTACTTCTGGTCAGTCTAAGGGCACATTCGGGTCTGTCAAAGCTTCCCGTGGACCCATGAGTGACCGCATAATGGACGAAACTGCATACTTTGAGCGGTTTCTACGCCATGATTTCTGGGGTAGTATATTCTTCCTCAAAACTATGGTAGCTGGTTTCCCCGCAGTGTTCGATCAGAGACAAGCAGTGGAGTTCAAAGGGCAGGAACCAGTATTTAAGAACGTGAAAAAGCGTCCTGAAATGCTGATTGATATTGCATTTCCTACATCTGAGGTCGTTGATGCAGAAGCAAAAGCAAGAGCATTCTTAGGTGTTAAGCATGGTTCTACTTATGAGGTACTTGGCATACCGAATGAGGAGATTGCTAAGAGAATGGGCTTTGCTAACTACCGCAAAATGAGGCTGAAACACGCCACAGAAGAGGAGAAGTACCCCGAACTCGCATTGTCAGTAGATCAGGCCGCTGTTACTGGACAAGACCCAAAGGGGAATGCCACAGATAGTAAAAATCCCGATGCTAAGCCGGTAGTTAAGCCTGTCGTTAAACCTACTATAAAAAGACGCACCGATAATAAGGCCAAATAATCCGTAAAAATATATATTGACATTAGTTTACATTCCATATAAATGGTAGATATATCAAATGGAGGCACTTATGCAAAAGAAAACAGTTAAACTATCAGTTGGTGCAATGCAGTTGGTTGATGAAGGCTGTATGGCTACTGTGAAGTTTGCAGAAGGAGATGCTACCCAATCGAATCCATCACTGGAGATGGTCGGCTATTCTGGCGGCATCATCAAAGGTCATTGGTGGTGGGGTGATCTTGCAATTGATTTAACTGGCATGTCTTTCCCTAAAACGAAATTTCCAATCCTTGAAGAACACCAAACGGACAAAAAGATCGCTTTCATAAAGAAATCGGATATCAGTACTGAAGGAAACAAACTCTCCATAACTGGAGGGACATTTCTGGATAGTCCTGAAAGTATGAAATTTCAAAGTGACTCCGCAAAAGGGTTTCCTTTTGAAGCATCTATATACGCCCGCCCGTCGCAAATACAAACTCTTGCAGAGAACGAAGTTGCCGACGTAAACGGTTATCAGATGAAAGGTCCTGGGACAATCTGGCGTAAGTCAACATTCAAGGAGGTTTCGGTCTGCACATTTGGTTACGATTCAAACACAAGCGCCAGGTCCATGTCCGAAAGTGAAGAAATGTCAATTGAATACAAGGAAGCTGTTAAACTAACGCACGAGGAGGAAGAAAGTATGGATTTCATGAAGTTCAAAGCAGATCATCCTGAGGAAGCCGCTAAGTTCGCCGCAGAAATTACAGATGCACTTACTGTAAAATTTGCGGAAGAAAAATCGGCACTGGAAACGAAACTTGCTGATGCTGTATCCGCAAGTGATATGCTTTCCAAAGAGAACACAGAATTGGAGAAGCGTACTCTGAAACTGGAACTCGCAGAAGAAGGTCGTCAGGCACATTCGATCAAACTGTCCGCTGATTCGGCATTTGCTGAGAAATTTGCGGAAGCTGGTCTGCCCGATCGTCTATCTGGTAAGATTCGCAAGTTGGTCGATCACACCCAGTTTGTTGCAGATGGCAAATTTGACACCGACGCATTCGCCGCCGCTGTTGATGCCGAACTGAAAGACTGGGCTGGTGACGATGAATCATCGGTACAGGGTTTTAGCACATCGACCAAAACTCATGGTGAAGATACTGCGGGTAAAGACGGCAAAGCTGTTGACGATGCCGTGGCACGCATGAAAGCCCACATCAGCTAAGAAGTAAAAATCAAATAAAGGAGAAAAGTTATGCCAAAGAATCTTGGTGGTAGTATCCCCCAGATGGTCCGTAACCCTGAGGGAGCAGGAATTAAACGTCTGTATTTTTCGCAGGCTGAACATGCCCTTATCAAGGACAAAACGTGTGCACCTGGTTATGGTGTCCTGAAAGCAGGGACAATCATGGCAGTCAACACATCAGCCGCAGGTAACAAAGGGATGCTGGTTCCTTATGTTCCCGTATTTGGTTCTCAGGTAGCTGGTTTGAACACAGATGCCGCTAAAGGTGTTGCTCCTCTGTTGCAGAATGGTGTGTCCGGTTCTGTTGTTGTGTCCATCGCAGACTCTTACAAGTTTGCTGTTGGTGACCAGATTTACTATCAGAACGCTTCGGGTTCCGGTCTTGTTGATTGCGGTGTTATCACTGCGATTGACCGTACGACCAATGGTAGCTTTGCTACTATCTCTTGCGGCGCTTACACCGCAACAAACGCCACAACTGCACTGAAAGCATACGTGTATGTTATCGCTGGTGCTACACCGTTCAGCATCGCCAAGTTCATGCTTGACAAAGATGTTGATACTGGTGTTGGTGAAGAAGCCGCTGGTGCTCTTGCTCCGGTTCTGATTTCCAACGCAATCGTGTATTCCGGTTCGCTCGTCAACTGCACTGCTGAGGCACTTGCTTCGCTGGGTTGCATTGTTGACGGTCCTCACACAATTTTCAAGTAAGCAAAATACTATAAAGGAGGTAACACTAGATGAAAGGAACTGCTGGAATACCCGCATTACAGTTGGTCACTCTTAACAAGCTGATTTCCCAGATTGATAAGACACCGTCCAACTTCTTCTCAAACATGTTCGCTTCGGTTCAGGCGCCATCGGATGCAATCACCTGGGAGATCGAATATGCATCAGGCGGAATGACTCCGTTTGTTGCTCCTGGTTCTGTCGCCCCCACTGTTGGCATCGACGGCATCGGGCAGGGTTCTGCAAAGGCCGCGTACTGGAAAGAAAAGATGTATTTTGATGAGGAATTCCTCAACAATATGCGTCAGCCTGGAACTACTGCTACTTACCAGACTGCTGAACGGCAACTGGCAAAAGGCGTCAAGAAACTGCGGTATCGTTGTGAACGGCGCCGTGAGTGGATGATGGCACAGATGTTTGTCAACGGTTCGCTGAACTACAATATGCCTGGTGGTGTGAAGTTTTCCATCAGCTACGGCGTTCCAACTTCCCACGCCATGGCACCAACTGGCAACTTCAAGTGGAACACTGCAACAGCTTCCACAACTGCTAACATCGTAGCCGACGTATTTTCAGCCCGTACTGTCGTACAGACTGACATCGGCAAGGCTCCTGACCGCGCTCTCATCAACAGCCAGATGTTGCAGGTCATGATTATCGACAAAGGTATCCAGACTCTGCTTGCTAAGTCTGCTTTCGGTAATGGCGATCTGTATGCCCGCCCCGCAGAAGTTCTCGGTTCACTGCTCGGTATCGGTCTGACCGTATATGACGAACTGTACGAAGTTGTTGCCTGGGTCAACGGTACTGTCACTGGTGGTGCTACAACTGCCATTCCTGTTGATGATGCTTCCGACTTTGAAGTTGGTGGCGTTATGCGCTTCTACAACATGACCAAGTTCAACACTTACGAAGATCGTGTAATCACTGCGGTTGACGTAAATGCTGGTACGGTCACTGTCCTGACAGCGCCGACTGCTACTTATGTAGCCGGCCGTGACAAGGTCATGATGCGTAAAAAATTCATCATGGACAATCAGTTCCTGTTGTTCACTGATTCCGTTGATGGTCAGAAGGTTGCCGAGTTCGTGGAAGCACCATTCGGTATCGACCGTCACTGGGGCTTCTTTGCTGACACAGAGCCTGAATGGGATCCAGAAGGTCTTTGGATGCGCGTTCAGGACAAAGGTCTGCCGGTTCTGTATCGTCCGGACACCACGTTCCTCATCACAGCCTGGTAACAGGTAGTATAAATCAATCCTTAGGGAGGCATCAGATGAAGGTAAGATCGCGCATGAATCTGAAAGTCGCCGAAGGACAAATTGAACCGATGGGTACCGTCTACAGTGATGTAGACGGTGCTTTTCCCGATTTTGTTCTTGCGGAGATGGGTGAAGATTTCAGTAATACACGGTATTACGAAATTATTGAGGGCGGCGAAGCAACACCAAGCGGTCCTGTCAGTCCGGCAGATGCGGCAGGTAAACAAGGGGCACCGGCTAAAGTAGCCGCAAACAAACCCAAAATTAAACGTAGAACATAAGGAACAAAATCATGGTGTTCAAGAATGTCGATGATGTTGTTGAATTGGTAACCATACAGATGTCCACAACAGCCACCGCTCTTTCTACTGAGGGATTGGAGTCTGCTGTGGGCATCGCCATGATAGAGTTGGGATGGTCTTTTCCCGTAACAGATGGCATGAAATGTTTATGGATTACAAAACGATCTGTGCGGCATGCCAGTTTTATTTTGTGGGTGGCATCAGCACAAAAATTCAAGTATAAGCAGGTAAATCTTCAACAGCGATTTGAACACTACGAAAAGCTAATTAAAAACATGGATGCCGAGTTCGACCTCGCTATCTCCAGTAATACAAACGTGTTTGCAAATGTAGAGTCATACAAGATGTTTGGGACAGCGGTAGGGGCAGGCTTTAGCTACGATTTCTTAGGTAGGGACATAACATACGAAGATTTGACCAGATACATCAATTCAGGAGCATAATGTGGCTGGTATTGGTCCTGACATAAAAGAAGTTATGAATGAATTGGGTAATTTGGCTGTAATTTTACGGTCGCCAACCAATCTGACAGAAAAGATTACCTACGATGTGAACGGGCAATCTTCTAATCCTTTTATGAGGGAGTTTGCATTAGCGGCTTCATTGGTGTATGACACAGTAATTCAACCAGGGGATTTGCTACAGTTTAATGGTGAAACCTATCTGGTTGTGCATAAAACACCGGATGATTTTGAAGGGGAAGTGGTCGAGTATGCCGCAGGTTTCTTAAAGTGCAATATTCCCACGTTCTCTTTGTTGTCTCCAACTACAGTACAAGACCCAGATACATTCATAATCACGAATGGTTGGGCTGTCAAAAAGGCATTAGGTCATTGTTTGATCTATCATAACGCACGTGGGGCACTACTTAACAGTGATTCAAATGCTGGTAAAGAGACTACATTTACACTTGATTGTTTTGTTCCAGCAAGTTACAACGCCGCTAAATTTGACAGGATTCATATATCTGGCACAGAGTACTACAGGGTGCAAGATGTGGAACAATATTCTTATCCTGGTGTACACATTCTCACCCTCGTTGAGGATGATAGAGTGGTGTACACACCATGAAAAATGTAGATACTTTCGTGAACTGTGAAAAATGTGGTAAACGCCTCATTGAACGTAAAAAGAATGGTGTTTGGCACTTCGCGTTTGGTAAAAGTGATGATATTCATGGTTCTCCCGTAGAACTTTTTATATTCGGTAGTATCAAAATAAAGTGCATACGGAAGTCCTGTAGTCATTGGAACGTATTGGATTGTTTTCCTGAGGTAGCTGATTATGGGATTGGACATCAAACAGTTTCAAGCAGGACTTGACTTCTTTGCTCAGGAAGAAGTACCAAAAGAGTTTAAGCGCCGTCAGATTGAGATAATGATTTACGCTTATAAGTTGGTGCAGGACAGAACACCCGTTTACAAAGGACCTGATTTTCCTGGTGGTCACGCCGCAAGCAACTGGAGACTTTCAACTATTGTAAAGGATGATGTTCTAGGTACAAGAAGTGCGCCTACTAGGAACATACCGACAGAGACAATCAGACAGTATTTAACTCCAATGAAAGTTGGAGAAACCTTATGGTTATACAACAATGTACCATATATGGTTTATTTAGATGCTGGTACGAGTATGCAGGCTCCCGCGTATTTCATCGAAATATGCATTGAGGATACAATAAACTACATGAACAGTAGAGGCTGGACGTAATGGGTGTGAAACACGACACATACGTGGAATTGAGAAAACGCTATAATTCAGGGTGGACAGCCCCGCCTACAGAGTTTCCAAACGAACCGTTCACGAAACCATCCCCAGCTACTATATGGGCGCGATTCACTATAATAGACGGTGATGAACTCCAGATGGATATTGGTGACATTAATAAAACATTTAGGGCTACAGGAATCCTTGCAATCCAATTGTTTTCTCCCTTGAATATCGGAGAAATTGACTTTCTTCAAAAAGCTGATACCCTTGCAGATGTGTTTAGAAATTGGTGTGGTGCCACAGTAACATGTAGGGCCGCATCAGTACGTAGGGTGGGTGCAGATGGATTTGGTTGGTATCAAATAAATGTATTAGTTCCATTCAAAGTAGACACTCAACATTAAAAGGAGGATGGTATGGCAGAGAAAAAGAATACATTTGGTATGGATGTGGATGGTAGTTTTCCAGTAGTTGGGGATACACCTGTTGTAACACAAGCAGGTGAAGCAATCCTGACAGCAGATGAAACACCTGGTGTTTGTCGTATGATTTCTGATGGCGTCTACACCTACGATAAGGAATAATGTCGTAACATCAAATAGAAAAGGAGAAAAGTATGCCACCTACATCAGGTTACCAGGCCGCTGTTGACAGTAATGATCTTATTATGTCATACATTGCAGAGGTCGCGTGGGGAGTTACACCAGCAACACCCGCATTCCAGAACATTCGTCTGGATTCCGAAGGTTTCAGCGGTACGAAGTCACGTACTCGTCCGAATGAAATCGACCCTTCTGGTCAGGCTTCTGCCGCGATCACAACCAAAGAAGAATCTACTGGCTCACTGAACTTCTCGGTGTCAGCTGGTCTTGCTACAAACGTACTGATTGCCGCATCAATGGGTGGTGTTTGGACAACTCCCGTTTCATACTCAGGTTCTGATGTTGCGATTACTGTGGCATCAATTCCTAACAGAACTTGTACGTTGACCGCAACTGCTGGTGCGTTCACGACTACAAATCTTCTGGTTCCTGGTCAGTTCATCAAGGTGTTTGCAGGTGGTACTGATACCGTCGATTGTTCCTTTATCGCTCGGGTTCTGACGGTTGCCGCAACTACACTCACACTTGATATGGTATCTTCTGCCACCATTAAGCCATCGGCAGTTGGCGCCACAATGGGTGCATGTACTATCAAAGGTTCCATGCTCAGAAATGGTACAACCTTCAACAGCTTCACTTTCCAGAAGAAACTGTCCACTATATTGTTCCTGCGTTACGCTGGTTCTATGCCGACTGGTGGTTCACTGGATGTTGGGGTAGGCGATTACCTCAAGGGCACTCTTGCTTTCTTGAACAAAGCACAAACTTCGGCTACTACCGAAATCGCATCTTCCTCGTATTTGCCGGCACCTACTGGTACAGTTATTGATTCTATCAAAGGAATTGGTTCTGTATGGCGTGGTGTCGATACTGGTACAACTCCTGGTGTTCCTGCTGTTGTTGCCGCTACTGTCCAGAAAATGGGTATCAAGTGGAACCGTGAAGGTGCGGCCGCACAATATGGAATCGGTTCTGCATCTGCCCTCGGTATGCGTCAGGGCAAACTGCTTGTTACTGGTTCGAT